CCTCGAAGCCCTTAAATCGAACCGCGGTTCGGTGCAGACCTTTGTGAAGGCGGCGACCGACACGGTCGTCGGCCCGACGATCCCGGCAGTGAGCCAGAACGTCGCTGACATCAATCACGTTCTCGGTGTCCGTGACCTGTTCAACACCGAAGCGATCTCCGGCAACTCCCTGACCTATTTCCGGATGGGCGCCGTCGAAGGCACTCCGGCTGCGACCAATCAGGGCGCTGAAAAGCCGCAGATCCATCCGACCTATACGGCTGTGACGGCTGCTCTGGCGAAGATCGCGGCGCACCTCAAAGAGACCGACGAGCTTCTGAACGATGCTCCCTATCTTGAGAGCGTAGTCCGCGGCCGCGGTGTCTACGAAGTCCAGAAGGCCATCGAGTCTTACCTGGTCTCCACGCTTCTCGGAACTTCCGGAATTGACGTGACCGTAAACAGCGGCATCAGCTTTGACAACCTGCTCAAAGCGAAAATCGCGGTCCTTGCAAACACCGGCTATGACGCTGATGCGATCATCATCAACCCGACTGACCTGCAGACGCTCCTGCTCACCAAGGACGGCGGCAACAGCGGCCAGTACCTGATGGGCGGCCCGGCGTATGCTCCGTATGGCAACGGCGCTTATGGCCAGTATCTCCCGATCTGGGGCATGAAGGTCGTCGCGTCTTCCGCGATCACTGCCGGCACGGCAATCGTCGGCGCGTTCAAAGCCTGCGGCGCTGTCGTCACAAAGGCGGGCGAAGGCTTCCGCGTTGAGGTCTCCAACAGCAACGAAGACGACTTTGTAAAGAACATGATTACGGTCCGCATCGAGGAAAGACTCCTTCTGGCAACCCGTCTCCCGGGCGGCTTCGCGAAAGTCTACACGGCCTGATCTAAAAAAAGCGGGGGCCGCTCCGGCGGCTCCCTGAAAGGTGGAAATGATGCTTAAAAACTACCAGATGCCGAACGGCCGCCTCTATCAGTACGAGGAAGGGCACGAGCCGGAAGGCGCGGTTCTTTACGAACCGAAGAAGGCAGAGCCTGAAGTAAAAGCGGCCGAGCCGAAGAACAAGGCGGTTAAACCGGCGAACAAGACCCGAAAGGCGGCAACGAAATGAGCCTTCTTACGACATGGGGCTACACCCTTACAGGAACCGATACCCTCGCGGACCTGCTGAATGTTGACGAGTATAACAACATGACCGGCGGGAAATACGCGGGGATGCCGGAACAGGTGGCGGCCGCGCTCAAGGCGTCGAGCATGTCGATCCGGAACTTCGTTGGGTGGCATCTGGCCCCGCCCCTTACGTGCGAGCTGAAGACGACGTTCTTTGACCGGCGCGTCACCCGGATCGGGGGCGATGTGCAGATACAGCTTCCTGCGCGGTATGTGACGGACGTCACGTCCGTTACGATCGGCGGCATGGAGTGCGAGAGCTTCGTTCTGGATCCGACGGGACTGCTCTGGGTCATCGGCGTTTGCGGAGGCGAGCGCTTCACGGAGGTCGATGTCATTTATACGGCAGGCCTTCCGGACGGGATGATGGCAGCCATCAAGGAAGTGGCCGCGCACGGCGTCACGCATGCGGTGGCGGTACCTGCGGGGATCACCTCGGAGGCATCCGGCGGCGTATCTGTGACGTACAACGCGAACTGGATCAACAATTCCAGGGCGACGGGGCTCACGGAAGGCGTCAAGGAGCTCCTGATCCCGTACAGGGTGCAGGGGGTGTTCTGATGCTTTCTTTCTGGCGGCAAACCATAACGCGGCTCCGGCCGACCGAGACCACCTCAAGGGGATCCACGATCTATGACTGGAGCAACCCGGACGAGCTTGATATCCCCAACTGCTCAGTACAGCCCTCCGGCACATCGCTCACGCAGGACGGGCGTGTGCAGGGCATACAGGACGGCCTGACGGTGTACGCACCAGCGGGCGTCGATGTCATGGCGGGCGATCGGATCAGGTACGCCGGAAACGTCTATACGATTAACGGCGATCCCCTCATCTGGCCAGGCGCGGTTGCGTTGGATCACATCCAGCTGAACCTGCAGAGGTGGCGCGGATGAGCAAGCTCGACATCACATTCAACTCCCAGGGCTTCGCCGAGTGTCTCGCGGCATTTGCGGGAGACGTTCAGGCTGCGGCGGAAGGCATCGCGGTCCGGGCGTCTTCGTATGTCACGAACGGCAGCGGCTTCCACGTGGAGATGGCTAACGAGGCGAGGTTCCAGGACTCCGCTCACGGCGTGACGCGCCCGGTGGCTTATGTAGTCCCCGACGATGACGAGAGCGCCGCGGAGGAGGCGGAAGACAAGATCCTCAGCAAGGCGGTGAGATAATGAAAATCAACATCAGCATAGACATCGAGGACGAGATCCGGCAGGCGCTTGACCCGTACCTTACGATCTACTGCAGGCCGCTTCCGGCTGAGTATTCCCTTCCGAACATCCTGGTGACGCAGGTCGGCGGAACCGTCTCCCAGACGGTCGACACGTTTGCCGTCGTTCTGGACTCCAGAGCGGCGACGGAGGCGGAGGCGATCTCCTACCTCAACAGGGCGATCGGGATCCTCGAGGGAGTGGCGAAGGAGCAGACTACAGAGCTCCGACACGTAACAGTCAATACGTCCGGCTCATGGGGAAGCGACCCCGTGCGGCCGGATCTGTCTATGTGCTCGGCCCGGCTGGAAGTCGTGGCACATCAGAAATCAATGGAGGTTTAAAACATGGATGTAAAACTTGGCCTTGGTCTCAGCACCGGCATGTTTTATCACGCACCGGCCGGAACGGCCCTGCCGACCACTGCATCGGGAACGCTCCCGACAGACTGGACGCACGTTGGCGACGTTTCTGACGTGGGCATCACGCTCGCGCTGAACAAGAGCGCGACAAACCTGAAAAACTGGGCGAACGTCCTGAAGAGAGTCATCCTCACGGATCACTCCGAGACGATCCAGAGCCCGATCATGGACACGACGGCGGAAGCCTTCAGGGCGGTCGTCGGCAGTGCCAACGTGACGGTCTCCGGCACGAAGACGACGGTCAACCTGTCCGACGGCGATCTTCCGGAGCAGGAAGCGTTCCTGTGGATCATGAAAGACGGCGACGCCATGATTATGATCGGCTGCTCTTACGGGCAGGTCTCTGCAGTCGAAAATGTCACGTTCGCGCCCGGATCCGCGATCAACTGGACCCCGACGATCACCGCGATGGGTGACGACGGCTTCCAGCTCATCATGGAAGAGTAAAACGGCAACAGCCCCGGTGGATCCGTCTGCCGGGGCCGTTTTTGGAAGGGGTACAAAAACATGACAGAATTTACGCTTAAACCGAAAGAGGAAGAATGGCTCAGGCTGAACATTGGCGACAAGAGCTATGACATCCCGCTTGCTACGTCCCTCACATGGGCGGAGGCGGAGACATTAGACACGACAGAAGGCGCAAAGGCGTTCTTCGAGAAGCACATGGGCAAAGAGGTCATCGACGGCCTCCAGCTTCGTGACTTCACAGCGATCGTAAACGCGTGGAAAGACGCGTCGAAGAAAGCGATGGAATCCGGGGACATGACTCCGGGGGAATCGTAAGCCTCGCGAAAATCATCGGAGAGCATCGCGGGGCGATTGAATCAGACTTGATGACAATGACCGGGTACCAGTTAAAAGACATCGGCACAACGCTGAGCTGGGGCGCGGTCAATTCTTTTTTACAGAATGAGCGGGTAGATTCCGCGCTGATGCAGGAGCTGCATCCGGAGTTTGCCGGATGGGGATCCACGTTCAAGACGAACACGATCCTCGCCGACATATTCGACATGCTAGCGAACATCAATGCGAATCTGGTGGCGCTCGGCAGCAGGAAGGCAGCCAAACAGCCGAAGCCATATCCGAGGCCGGTGAAGAAGCATCCGGAAGACGAGCGGCACTTCGGGCGCGGGGCTCTGCCTCCGGACGAGCTGCGTAAATGGTTCGAAGAAAAGAGGGCAAAGCATGCCGGTAGTAGCAAGCGCGACACTGGAAGTGACTCCGGTACTGGCCGGGGCACAACAGTCACTAACTGAACAGCTGACAGGAGCTGCGGGCTCTGCCGGTGAAGCGGCAGGCGGTGAAGCCGGAGCGAAGATGTCCGGCAGCCTTGTCAAAGGCATAGCGGCGGGCACAGCGGCTGTAGCCGGAGCCGTAACGGCAGCGGGTGCCGCGATGATCGGAGCCGCGTCCAAGACGGCAGAATACGGCGACCAGATCGACAAGGCGAGCCAGAAGCTCGGCGTCAGCTCAACATTCTACCAGGAATGGGAAGCGGTCCTGCAGCACTCCGGCACGAGCATGGACAGCATGAGCGCGTCGTTCAAGAAACTGGCGAGCGCTTCGCAGGACGCGTCTGCTGATCAGGTAGCGGCCTTCGAGGCTATTGGCCTGTCGATGGATCAGGTGGCGAGCATGTCCACAGAAGACCTGTTCGCTAATGTGGTCAGCGGCCTGCAGGGCATGGAAGAGGGCACAGAGCGCACGGCGTTAGCTACACAGCTTCTCGGCCGCGGCGCCATGGAAATGGGCGCCCTGTTCAACACCTCCGCGGAAGACACGCAGGGGATGATCGACAAGGTCCACGAGCTCGGCGGCGTTATGGATGAAGCAGCAGTCAAAGACGCCGCAGCGTTCCAGGACAGCCTGCAGGACATGAAGACATCGTTCGACGGGATCAAGAACGGCCTCGCAGGAGACCTTCTCCCGGTAATAACGAGCTTCATGGATCAGATCGCGGGATTCATCATGAACACCGACCTCAGCCCAATCACAGATATGCTCGGACAGGCGGTCTCCGCACTCGGCGACTTCATTGCCGGTCTCGACATCGAGGCGATCGGGAACACGTTCCAGACGGTCGTCACGGCGATCGGCGACGTCATCGGCACTGTATGGGAAGCCCTGAAGACGATCTTCAGCGCGTTCAAGGACGGCCTCGGGAGCATCACGGATGCGCTCGGCGAGTCCGGCACGAGCTGGGAAGATATCTGGGGCGGCATCGCATCGTTCATCGGCGGCGTGGCTGAAATTATCGGCGAGGCGATTCGGCTGATCTCGGAGGCGATCGCATGGCTTGTAACGCAGGCACAGACGGAAGGCACCGTCTTCAACGCGATCTGGGAAAACATCCAGGTGGCAGTCCAGACGGCAAGAGACGTCATTGAAGGCATCATCCGCGCTGTCTCGGCGCTACTCAAGGGCGACTGGAGAGGAGCATGGGAAGCGGCGAAGAACGTGGTCTCATCCGTTTGGAACGGCATCAAGACGATGCTGACGAACAACTGGAACGCGATCAAGACGACGGCCTCCAACATCTGGAACGGCATCAAGAGCGCTATCGAGACGCCGATCCAGAACGCGAAGAACACGATCAACAACATCCTGAACACGATCCGCGGCTTCTTCCCGATCTCGCTCGGCAAGATCTTCGGCGGCATCCAGCTTCCGCACTTCAAGATCAGCGGCGGCAAGATCCCGTGGGGCATCGGCGGATCAGGAACACCGCCCTCGGTATCCGTCGAATGGTATGCCAAGGCTATGAACAGCCCGTACATGTTCCGCAACGCAACGCTTTTCGGAGCGGGCGA